CGTCGGCCAGTACCCGGAGCTCGACGAGCGGTCCGCCGCCGCGTTCGCCGCCGGCCTGGCGGAATTCGACGCGAGCATCGAGGGCGGCGACAACCCGCAGCCGCCGAACCGGCCGCGCGGACGCGCCCCGCAGGACGCGGTGGATGTCGCGCAGGAGTACTGGGGCCGACCGAACCTGCACATTGTGCCCCGCTATCCGGACGGCTCGACGATGCCTGAGGCCCGCAAGATCCTGTGGGACGCGATTGGGCAGTTCCCCGAAGGGTTCACGTACCGCGACATCGTGGCGCTGAACCTGCCCGGCTACCAGGGCGGCCGGTCGTCGATTCAGACGCCGCTGGACCAGTGGCGCGCCCGCGGCTGGGTCGACGAGATCGGCAAGAAGGGCAACACCACCGTGTTCGTGCTGAACGCGGACGCCGAACGCATGAGGAAGGAAGCGTAAGTGAACCAGCTGCCGACCATTTGCATCGCCATGAGCGGCGATGCAGACTGCCGTGCCAAGGCGACCATGACCGATCCGGTGCCCCTGTGCGGTGAGCACCAGCTCCAGGTCGCCCTGGCGATCGTTCCGGACATCCTGGTGGCGGAGCTCCGGCAAGCCTCGGCCGGCGGCCGGCCGGTATCGCTGCCCGCAGAAGAGCGGGCCGCCGTCATCGCCGGCGCGCGTCCCCTGCCGGTGCGTGCGCACATGGGCCGGCCCCACGGACCCGTCGTGTACTTCGCCGACGCCGGGACCCGCATCAAGATTGGCTTCTCCACGAGCCTGCGGAACCGTATCCGGTCGCTGTCGATGCAGGAGAAGGACGTGGTGCTGCTGCTCGAGGGTGGCCTGACGCTCGAGCGGGCGCTGCACGACACCTACGCGAAGGAGCGGATCGACTCCACCGAGTGGTTCACCAAGTCCGACCGGCTCATGAACTTCATCGGGTCAAAGCTGGCCGAGCTCGGCGGGCAGGACCAGCGCAAGACGCGGCAGCGGCGCGTAGTTGTCACTGCGCTTGGCGCGGGTCCGGCTTCGGCCAAGCGCGAAGATCGCCTGGTTGTCGTTAGGAAGCTCATTAGGGATGTAGGCGGCGATCCGGCCAACCTGCCGTTGAAGGTGATCCAGGACCGGTTCGCGGTGTCCCAGCCCACCGCGTCTCGGATACGCGCTGAAGCTTCCCGGCAGGAAGCGTGATGGCGACAAAGCGCAAGTCCCGCAAGAAGGCCGGTCTGGCGTGGCGTGTCCTGTTCGGTCAGCACGGCCCGACGAAGAAGGCTTTGAAGGCCGAGTTGAAACGGGGCGTCGCCCGGTATTTCGGCCCGCAGACCATCACGTCGGTGGCGCACGACCCGGTGACGCAGAAGCGTGTGACGAAGGTGCTGAGCGTCGACCCGAAGACGGGCGTGATCTCGGAGGTGCAGCGCGACCGGAAGGGCGGGAAGGCTTCGGTTGCGTCGAAGCCTTCGAAGATGTCGCAACCGTCGCGTGCTTCCCGGACCGGCCAGACACAGCGACGCACCGCAGCCCCGGTCCCGGTTGTTCAGCAGCCGCGCCAGCCGAAGGTGAAGCCGATGTCCGAGCGGGTTCTGCGCAACCCGGACGGCACCCTGGCCGGCTCCACGAAGGCTACCGATGCCGGGGCGCAACGTTCTTACCAGCAGGTGATGCGGCACGTTGCGAAGCTCGAGCGGCAGACGGACCGGGACCTCGGCTGGGACCGGGAGTTGTGACCGTGGACGACGAGCCGCTGTTCATCATCGCGCCCACCCCTCCGGCGCGTGTTTCTGTACGGTCGAACCGGGTCGGTTTACGACTGGCGGCTTTGACTGCCGCTGCAGGTCTGGCTGTCGGTTTGGCGATCGGCACCGCCATGAACCACCACCGCGGCACTCCGGCCCCGGCTGTGACGGCCTCGGTATCGAGGTAGGGGATGCGGCGAAATCCGCGAAAGATCGGCAAGGGTCGTACACTCGACGCAATGCCAGCCCCGGACTGCACATCCGGGGACAGGCCACGCACGTCAACCACCTCAACACCGTCGTCCACAAGGGTAGCCCCACCAGGCCCAGGAGCCCCACGTGCACGACACCTTCTGCTGTCCAGGCAAATGCAACGCCGGCTGGCGCGCCGCAGAACAGCGCTACGAGAACAACGGCACCCCGAACGACCTCGACTTCGTCGAAGGCCAGCCCGTGTGGTGTCCTCCGTGCACCACTGCCATCCGCGCCGCCCTCGCCGACATGCCCGACCTCGCACACCGCCTCCAAGAGGAAATCGAGTCCGGCGTGTCCGCGGCCATGACCGAGTACGTGTCCGGTAGCAAGAACCGGCCCGTCCACGATCACGAAGCCGCGTCGTTCCTCCTCGACGAGTTCGCCGAATGGGCGACCTCCTGGGAGGACACCATGCGTAGCGAGCTCGGGCTTCCCGGGCGCACCGGCGCCCCCGGCCAGTGGACTGCGATTGTCCGCGCCTGCGGGTTCATGCTGCCGCACCTCAACTGGCAGCTCGCTGAGCGCGTCCCCGAGCCTTACGGCGCTGAGGTCTCCACCGACTTCGGCCTGGACGTCCTGCGCTACCACCGCCGCGCGCAATTCCTCACCGGCACCCAGGATCCTGAGCCTGTCCGCGTCGCCGGCGTCCCGTGCCCCATGTGCGACTACAAGGCTCTCGAGCACGAAGTCGAAGGCGACACCGGCCATCGCATCCGCGCCGTCCGCTACCGCTACGGCGACGGCGGCAATGTGCTGTCCGGTCGCGACGACACCACAGGAGCCCTCGTGAAGCTCACCGAGACCATCACCATCTCCACCCAGGGCGCCGTGCTGGGCTACATTCGCTGCCGCCGCTGCCGTCCCACCTTCCGTATGGCGCCGGACGAGTATCACGCCTGGACGAAGCTGCTCGCGGCCGGCGATGAGGTTCGGGCGTTGGCCACGCAGGAGAAGCTGGCCGAGATCTTCGGCGGTTCCGTTCCGACCCAGTACAGGGCCGTGCGGTGAGCAGCGACTACTTCGACCCCTACGACCCTCTGTGCAAGCCGCTGACAATTAAGCAGGCGCAGGAGGTAACCGGCCGCACGCGCCGCACTTTGGAGCGCTGGGTTCAGGACGGGCTGCTGACGAAGTACGAGAGGCAGAATCAGCGCCGTGTCGTGATCCTGTTCAACGAGGCGCAGGTGACCGAGGTGGAGAAGCGGCAGAGCGATGCGGCGCGTGAGAACCGTGACCGTATTCGGCGCCGCGGCGGCCGTCCTGGGTCCCGTGGTGCTTCGGGTGAGCCGGCGACTTGACGCGGCGGCTTCGGATGTCGCATGATCGGCGCGGAGCATTGCGCCCAAAATCACAAGCCCACCCGCCGCGGTGGGCTTTTGTGTTTCCCCCCGGGAGGCACCGTGATTCGTTCCGAACGCGGCGATCCACCACCGAACTGGTCCCCGTTCCCCGTCGCCAGACTCACCGACGATATCTACTACGGCTGGACCGAAGGCGACGAGAAGCCCTGGTTCTACCACTGGTGCCGCACCGGTGGACGATGGGCCGGCCACGGCACCGGCAACCACGTCCTTGTGTCGCGCGAGCCTCTGACCTTGGAGCCGTCGCTTCACTGGCCCGGCTGCTGCGGTTTGCACGGCTGGTGCCGTCAAGGGGTATGGCAGGACGCGTAGGGAGTTGTGATGTTCGGGATCCTCGCTGCGATCGTGTTCGGGATCGGCTACTTCGAGCAGGCCGCCGACAGCCACACGGGCACCTGGACCTCTCCGGCCGCGCTGGTGTTCCTCGGGCTGTTCCTGTTGACGTTGCATGTGCTGGGGGCCGACCGGTGGATCCCGCGCCCGTGACTTGTGCCTTCTGCGTGTGCCTGACGTTCCTCGCCTGGGATGACGACGACCAGCCCAACGGCCGCGTCGAACGCTACCCCGACTGCCCTGTGCACTGGCGTATTGCCGAGGATGAGCACTTGATCCCGCGCGAGTCCGCGCCGGTCCGGCTCGACGACTTCCTGGTGCTGGTTACCGCCTGACCCCCGTCCGCGTACTACCCGGCGGGGGCCGGCCTTGTTCCGCCTGTGGTTGCTCGCGTTCCTCATCCTCGAGGCGCCGCTGCTGATGCTGCTGGCCCTCCAGCTCGCACTCGTTGCAACCGTCTGGACCATCCGCGCCACCGTCGCCGTTGCCCGCTGGGCCACCCGCCGTCGGCCGTGAGGAGGCAGCGATGGACCGCACCGCACGACGCGCCGCCGCACTCCAAGCCGCCGCGACCCTGCCGTGGAGCAGCACCCGCCGCGACCGGCTGGCGTTTCTCGTTCTCGAGACCGCCAACATCTTCGACCTCTGGCTCGCGACCCAGCCCCCCGTTGCGGACTTCACGATCACCTCAGACCAGCCCACTCCCCGAGGAGAAACCATGTCTCTCGCGCTTCTGGACTTCCAGGAAGTCACCCTGCACGTCGCCGGCGTTGTCGACGCCGAGGGCGAGACCGTCAATGACACGTTCACCTGGACCGTGGACGCCGTCGACGTGCTGACGCTCACCCCGTCCGATGACACCCTGTCGTGCCTGGCCGTCCCCGGCGCCACCCCCGGCGCGGCGACCGTCACCGCGACTGCCTCCGACGGCGTGGCCCGCAGCTTCGCGATCGACGTGACGGCCGGTCCGACCGCCGACTTCCAGATCACCGCCGACGCCCCCGTGGACCGCCCGGCGCCGGAGCCGACCGCCTGATGGGCGCCATGAAGGACGTCTACACCGCGGCGATCGAGCGGCTGCATGCGCTGATCGCGCAGCTCGAGGAAGAGGGCCACGTTCTTGCCTCTGACCTCCGCAAGGAGCTCGACAAGCTCCGCGGCGAGGTGCCGGCGTTCGAGGCCGAGGCGAAGGCCGACGCCGAGCAGGTCGCCCACGACGTGCAGGCCGCCGCCCAGGACGCCGCTTCCGACGTCGAGCAGGCCGTCACGCCGGCCCCGGAGACGCCGACCGCGTGAAGTACGAAGAGCCACATCCCGGCCGCATCGTCATCACTTGGCCAGCAGCGGCCAAGCCGCCGGTTCACGGTACCCCGCTGATGACCTGGCCGATGATGATTCACGACTACGAGACCGGCGAGCAGATGCTTGGCGTCAGCGGCCTGCAGATGGTACTCGGCGGCAAGTCGTGGGACGCCGACACTATCTGCGTTGACCTTACCGAACTAGTCGGCGATGACGGCCAGCCGTTGCGGGGCAAGTACGTCCTTCCCGTTCGGGACCCCGACGATCCAAATTGCGTCCGCACGGGCGTCTTCCGGTACTACGTCGTCGAGATGCGCATTCGCGACGACGACACCACGACGGCGTAACCGTGATGGGTCAGTTCCGGACGGTCTACGCCTCCATCGGCAACCCTGCCGACGTCCTTGGGCAGGACGCGTGGACCGTGTTCCACCGCAAGTTCGTCGTCCTTATCCGGCACCACGCCATGGCCGTTCACGCCGAATGGGTCAGCCCTTTCGGCGCCCCAGTTCAGTCCGCGTGCGTTCGCTTCGAGATCGCCGACGACGACGTGAAGCTGCTCCAGCACGACCTCACCGCCCTCGCCGGCGAGTACGGCCAGGACCACATCGTGTGGGACCACGCCAACAAGACGAAGCACCTGGCCGGAGGTGGCGGCGCGTGACCACCAGCGGACTGCCGCCGGCGGGCGTGTACGGGTGCGTCAAGACTCGCGGGCTCGTGCCGTTTCTGATCCGCGCGGTGTGCAGTACGTGGGCGGATCATGCCTTCGTCATCATTGCCGACGGCCAGGTCGTCGAGGCCGAACCCGGCGGTGTCCGCATCCGCGACGTCTCCGAGTACACCGGCTGCCGCGTCGAGTACAACGACACCGAGCCCATGACCGACACCCAGCGTGCCGCCGTCTCTGAGTTCGCGTCCGGGCTGATCGGCGAGGCCTACGACTGGACCGCCGACGGTATCGACGGGCTCGCGGCCCTCGGGATTAGGTGGCGGATCCTCGCACGCATTCCGCGGGCCCGGCGGTCCGTCATGTGCTCGGAGATGGTTGCGCAGGCCGGGCAGTACGCGGGGCTGGACTGGCTGTGCGGGCAGACCATCACGGCGCAGGTCACGCCCGGGATGCTGGCTGAGCGAATCGACGAGCAGACCTGGCACAGCCCGGCCGGGGGGTTCTGATGCCCACCCGCGGAACCGACCTCAAGGGCGTTGCCCTCCGAAGCGCCGAACGTCGCAAGCGCATCGTCGAACTGCGAAGCCAGGACGTTGGCTTCCGCGAGATCGCAGACGAGATGGGCCTCAACGTTGCCACCGTCTGGCGCCACTACCAGCGGGCACTGCGCGACATCCCCGCTGAAGCCCTCGCGGAACACGCCGACATCCGGGCCAAAAGGCGCGACGAGCAACTTCAGCGCATCGACATGGAACGCGAAGCCGTCATGGAAGTGCTCACCGCCTTCCACGTCACCGTTTCGCAGGGCAGGGTCGTCAACCTCGACGACGGCACCCCCATTCAGGACACCGGCCCCGTCCTTGCTGCCGTCGACCGGCTCATCAAGCTCGACGACCAGGAAGCCAAGGTCCTCGGTATCTACCCGGACCAGAAGCTCACCCTGTCCGGCGGCGTGCGGTACGAGGTTGTCGGGGTGGATCCAAGGGACCTTGTTTAGCCCCTGACATGCGGCAAAGGGTACGCGGGGCCCCAGCGTTGACTAGCGGACGACTACCTGGAGCGCGCATGGCAGAAACAGTCGTCCGCTACGAGTTCCGCGGCGCAGCCCTAGAGCTCTTCCGCACCAAGGCCACCGAAGTGCTGGTCTCCGGCGCTGCGGGCACCGGAAAGTCCGTCGGCGCCCTCGCCAAAATCCATCTCGCATGCCTTCAGACGCCCGGAGTCAGAGCGCTGCTGCTGCGGAAGACCCACGCGTCGCTGACTGCATCCACGCTGGTCACCTTCCGACAGAAGGTTGCCGCGGAAGCCCTCTCCAGCAAGCTGATGCACTACTACGGCGGATCCGCCGTTGAGCCGGCCGCGTTCCGCTACGCCAACGGATCCGCAGTCGTCGTCGGCGGCCTCGACCGAGCCTCTCGGCTGCTGTCCACCGAGTACGACCTCTGCCTCATCGACGAAGCCATCGAAGTCAGCGATGAAGACCTCGACACCATCATCACCCGGCTGCGCAACGGGCGACTGAGCTACCAGCAGCTCATGATGTGCACCAACCCCGGCGCCCCCACACACCACCTCAAGCAGCGTGTCGATTCCGGGCGCTGCAAGATTTTGTACAGCCGCCACGAAGACAACCCGCGGATGTACCAGAACGGCCAGTGGACCGAATACGGCAGCAGCTATCTTGAGCGCCTCGAGTCCCTGACCGGCGCCCGCTACCAGCGCATGAGATGGGGCAAGTGGGTCGCGGCCGAAGGCCTTGTCTATGACGGCTTCGATCCGGCCATCCATCTCGTCGACCGCCTTCCCAAGGGGTCCGAGAACTGGACGCGCTGGTGGGGCATCGACTTCGGCTACTCCAACCCGTTCGTTCTCCAATGCTGGGCCGAAGATCCCGACGGGGGCCTGTGGCTGTACCGGGAGATTTACAAGACGAAAACCCTCGTTGAGGACCACGCCGCGAAAATCCTGTCCCTGGTGCGCAAGCCGCGCGAAGGGCTCGGACGCAAAGCCGACCCCAAGCAGCAGGCCGACTGGGAATGGACCGAGCCGCGCCCCAAGGCCGTCATCTGCGACCACGACGCCGAAGACCGCGCTACTTTCGAGCGTCACTCCGGCATCACCACCAAGGCCGCGCACAAGACGATCTCGGATGGCGTCCAAGCCGTACAGGCCCGGCTGAAGATCCAGGCCAACGGCAAGACACGGATCCACGTTGTCCGGAACAGTCTCGTCGAAGCCGATCCCGAACTCGTTGAGGTCAAGAAGCCGACGTGCTTCGCCGACGAGATCGCAGGCTACGTCTGGCCCGTCGGCGTCAAACCCGACAAGCGCGAAGCCCCCGTCAAGGACGACGACCACAGCATGGACACGGCCCGGTACGTCGTCGCCCACCGCGATCTCGGCACACGACCCGGAATCAGGATCATCCGATGACGACCGCATCCCTCGCAGCGCACCGGCAGCCCGTGCAGAACCGCTGGCAGCCGGCCTGGCGCGGATTCACCAACTGGCGCCGACGTGCAGGTGTCAAGCTCCAGCACGCCGTTGCCGGCGCCACGAAGTTGCGCCGCGGCGCCCTTACTGTCACGGGTCTTGGCTTGGTCGACGCTTCCGCATTCCACCTCGGATCCGGCGCCGGCCTGCTTGCTACCGGGGCATCCGTGCTGGTCTTCGAGTGGTTGTCCTCCAGCGACTGAAAAGACCCGGCCGCCCCGCATGCCCATGCTGAGGAGGTGAGCCATGCGCTCCCTCGTCGGCGCCGCCGTCAAGCTCCTGAACAAGACCGGCGACGCCCCCGTCGCCTACTCGGCCCCCGGCCGCTACGCCGGATTCGGCGTCATGGCCGGCCGCAGCGACAACGAAACCTACATGCGCTCCTTCGGCAGCGCCGGCACCATCTTCCAGATCGTGTCGCTGCTCGCAGGCTCCTGCGCGGCACCCGAATGGCGCCTGTACCGCAAGCCCAAGGCCGACGGCAGGCAGCGCTACACCACCGGCGACCGCGGATCCGACCAGCGCATCGAAGTCCTCCAGCACCAGGCACTGAACGTCTGGAACAACCCGAACCCGTTCAGCACCGGCGTCCAGTTCCGCGAGGCTGGCTGGCAGCACATGGAACTCACCGGCGAACAGTGGTGGATCGTTGCCCGCGACTCCCGTGCCAGCTTCCCCACCGGCCTGTGGCTCGTGCGGCCCGACCGCATGGAGCCCGTCCCGTCCGCCGAGAAGTACATCGCCGGCTACATCTACACCGGGCCGTCCGGCGAGAAGGTGCCGCTCCGGACAGACGAAGTCATCCTCACGAAGTTCCCCAACCCGCTGGACCCATACCGCGGCCTCGGCCCGGTCCAGTCGGTACTCGTCGACATCGACGCGATGAAGTACTCGGCGGAGTGGAACCGGAACTTCTTCATTAACTCCGCCACCGTCGGCGGCGTCATCCAGGTCCCCGGATCCATGGACGACGACGAGTTCAATCGGTTCTCCGCCCGCTGGCGCGAAGCCCACCAGGGCGTGTCCCGGGCGCACCGGGTCGCGATCCTCGAGGGCGGCGCCGAGTTCATCGCGAACCAGTCCTCCATGCGGGACATGGATTTCGTCAACCTGCGCGGTGTGTCCCGGGACGTGCTGCGCGAGGCGTGGGGCATCCACAAGTCGATGCTCGGCAATGCCGACGACGTCAACCGTGCCAACTCGCAGACTGCCGAAGAGGTTTTCGGACGCTGGAAGGTCCTTCCCCGGCTCGACCGGCAGCGCGACATCCTCAACAGCGTCTACCTGCCGCTGTTCGGCAGCACCGGCGAAGGCGTCGAGTTCGACTACGTCAACCCGCTGCCCGACGACCGCGAAGCCGACAACACCGAGTTGACCGCGAAGACCAGCGCCTACGCTGTGCTCATCCAGGCCGGTGTTGATCCTGACGAGGCCGCCA